ACTATGACACAATTTTTACACATTTGCCTTTCCCCCTACCTAGGATAAAAAACATCAAAGTCAAGATGATGATTTTAACCGATTTCGAGCTGTTCTCGCTTAGCTAAAAAACATCAAAGTCAAGATGATGATTTTAACCGTTTGCGATTTTATCGCATAGAAAAAGCTGTGTTATTTTGCATAACACAGCTACAAATTTGTTATACTACAATACAGGTATGTCCGTCTTTGAGGAGTATATCACCTTTTTTAACCTTGACAGTACTGTATCTATTATCATACACATTAAATTTGCTACAGCCTTTACCATTAAAGTAGGATAGCATATTGCGTGTATGATAGCCTAGAACCTCATTATTATAGGCTTTATGTCTTGACTGTAAACTATCAATCACAGTCATTACTAGAGAGCTACAGTCACAATTTGTTTTAATACCGCTTTTAATATACCTATCAATATCATAATTAAAACCTTTTAATGTATCATAGAGGCTGTATCTATCCAGCTGACTATAGCCTACTAGCTTACTATCTACAATAGCCTTAAAGCGCCTGATAAATAGGCTTTTAGGAGTGCTGTATTTAAAGCGGATTATTGTAGTAAAGTAGTTACTGTCTACATATCTGTATCTTAGCTCTTTACCTGTTTGGTCGCCCTTAGAGCCTTTAGTATTGCCATTTTCGCTACAAAAAGCCTCAGCAACTTTAACTATCATCTCTTTCCTCCTTGACGTCTAACTTGCGCTCGATATCCTTTATACGCTCAGTTAATAAAGTCATTGTGACTGATATATCAGTCAATGTCTTGTGTAGGTCATTGTTTTGTTTAAACATAACCACACAGGCTACAATAGGAAAACCTACTGTACTAATCGCTGTAACTATATCCTGTATTGTCATTCTGTCCACACTCCTCCTTTTAATAGAGCCTCCAGCGCCTCAGCCTCCTTAGCTGTGCCTGTAAAGCCTGACATAATTAAATCTTTAACTTTAACATATCCTCTATCTTTGGTGATTTTCATGTATTTATAGACAGGATAGCCTACTAACTGATTAGACTTGCCTGTCCTAATATACTTAGGGCTCTCTTGATTAATTACAAAAGCCTTATTAATTGTTAAATTGCCTATGTTACCGCTAAGGCTGTCGCCACGAGGTATCAATGCATTATTATAATTAGCCATTGAATTAAGGCTAGAGCCTACACTCTGAGCCATAACTAGTGGGTTGCCTGTACTAGCTCCAGCTATTGCTGTAGCTAGCGCTCCTAAAGCTGGAGTAATAGCCTCCCTAGAGTTAATGGAGTTAAGAGGTATAGCTGTCCTCATATTGCCTGAAAATGTATTGATAACCTGTTTTGTAAGCTTAGCAGTGGTTAAAGTGCCTGTATCATTGTCAAATACAGCGTTATTGTGGTCTGCCTCAATTACAGCCACAAAATCGCCTGTAAGCATATCAACAATGTATTTTAAATAAATCTTAAAGCCTGTATCATTAATTGAGCGTATATCATTAGTATTAAGTGTCTTAAAGCCTATAAATGGTAAGAAAATCATATACTTGTTATAAGGGTCTAAATCCATAAAACTATTTGAGTTGTAGCCCTGTGTTATATCGATAGAGCCAAAGTCAAAGGTTGCGGTTTCGCTCGTTAGCACATTACCTCTAGCCCCTGTGCCTACTACACCTACTTTAATCTCCGTACTATTAGCCTCTACAGCTGGGGCTATAGGAATGTTAAAGAGGTCAACTATAGCCTTAGTAGCATCTCCAGCAAAGTAGTTTTTGACAAGGTCAAGTATTGTCTCGCTGTATAAAAAGCTGTGGAGTGTATCGAGGTTAGTGGGGTCTACCTCAAAAGGAGTTATAAACCCTGTATTAACTCTAGCATAGTTAGGAGTGTAATTATCATAATTAACAACATTATTAATTAATGTGACGTTGCCAGCTCCTCCCACATTATCCTCGCTATCCTGTGTCTCACTCTCTCCTGTATCTGTATCTATCTCCGCTGTAGGGTCTCCTGATATACTAGGTTGATCGGGTTTTGGGGCATTAATTATGTAGTATATATTTTTCATAGTTTGATTAGCCCACCAACTACGGTCACGACTTATAAAACTACCCGTTGTGCTATTATAAGTAACATATAAATTAGTTGTTGTAAGATTTATAAATTGTAATGTAATGTTTCCGTCCGTTAAGGGTATTATGCAAGGTAAAAATAGTCCAAAACCCATAGAGCTGCTAACATCATATCTACCTATATTCCCTCTACTTTGATTACACATTGTTATATTATTAGCAGGGTAAAAAACGTCGTTTGCACTAACCCCTATTGCTTTATAAGAATGATTTGTACCATCTGCCCACCCACCATAATTTTCTGTTAATGCTATTGTAGTGCCATTAACGTTGTATGTGTCGGCGTCTAAATTTATACTATTTTTAGTGTATAGGGCTAAATGGGGATATTCGCTTATATTGCAAGTGCCATTTTCATTGACAGGTGTTAATGCACCATAACCCATACATACACAAGCGGACACCGTTTCAGGTATAACTGTAGCTAATGTTAAACGCTGAGTTTCCGCATCTGCTGATGCTGTAAGCAATTCAGCTGACACATTTGACAAATTAACGGCTATATTTATAAGAAATTGCTGTGCCTCTAGTAGGCTATTAAAATATGGAAATGTAAACTCACTAGTATATCCGGTTGTTATTGATGTAAATTTAACTCCACTTTTCATCATCTACCTCCATTGATTATTAATATATTATGTTTGGTTGTAGGTAAACTATTAGGAAACTCTAATACATTGAGGTTGTGTCCCTCAATGCACATCATCTCTCCGTCTTTAAAGTACAAGTTCCAATCATACTGAGCCCTCTCTAGCTCTACAGTCCAAGTATAAATCATATTGCGCCATGTGTATAGGTAGTCCTCGGAAAGTGTAAACTCCCAAACATTATTACGTATTAGCTTTTTGCTATCGATAAAGTAATATCTGTTAAATTCCTCGATAAAGCAATAATTAAAGTTAATTAGAGATACCGAGCTAATGATAGTGATTACAGGATTTTCTATGCTAATCTCTCCTCTTGCCTGTCCTACATAGGGCTGAGCTGAGGTTAGATTTTTTTCTATGATATCTCTATCCTTAGTCTGTACATAAAGTGTTATGTTCATTCATCCACCTCCTCATAAACCCTGTTACAAATAATTTTAACAATGTCTCCAGCTACTACACTCACGAGGTTAAAGAGAGCTGTATCACGTGCTCCCTCTATAAGCTGGTAATATGGTACTGTATAACCCATTATATTTTTAGAGCCTCCCTCGTTAAAAGTGCCTGAGCTTGTGCTAGAGCCTGTAGTACTATTAGTAGTTGTATCTGTACGAGCGCCCTCTGTCGCTGAGTCCGAGGTGGTGTCTGTACGAGCGCCAAAAACCTTAGAGCCTGTGGTTGTGTCTGTACGAGCGCCCTCTGTGTGAGAGCCTGTACTCGTGTCTGTACGAGCGCCCTCTGTGGTTGTGCTCTCGTTGCTATCTGTACGAGCGCCCTCTGTGCTCGTGTTAGTGCTTAAATCGGTATGCTCAGATGTCTTATGTGTATTTATTGTCTCAGGGTCTGTTTCTACCTCCTGTCTAGCTCCGTAGGTATTTGTGACTGTAGTGAGGTCTGTATCAACAACCTTGTCACTATCAGCAAACTCTGAGATATTAGTACCCTGTACACTCTTAATACTAGTCTTAGAGCCTCCATTTCCTACTGTATCGGTATATGTACCCTTATCGTATATTTTCTTAACCTCTCCGAGAGTATCAGTTATATTTACCTCAGCATTAGTAAGAGAGCCACTGGCCTCATTTGTCTGCTCTCCCTTGACATTAGAGCCGAGTACTGTATTAATCTGCTCTCCCTTGCTTAAGCTGGAGCTGTCGCTATTTGTCTGAGCGCCTTTAGTTAGGCTGGAGCTATCTGTATCTGTCTCCTCGCCTTTAGTAGCACTAGAGCTACCTGTATTAATCTGCTCTCCCTTATTGAGTGTGATAGTGCTATCTCCTGTAGAGCTAGACGTGGTACTGTTAGAGCCTGTATTAGTATTATGCTCGTTGGTCTGTATATTAGTAAAGTAATTTTCTAGAGTACTAAGGTCTATAGTACGAGCAAGGAGCTTGTACTTATACTCATTGACATTATACAGCGCTGTACACTTAGATTTAATCTTGTCACTATCCTCAAAGCGCTTTAGGATATTAAGCAATCCATAGGCGCTATCCATAAAGCCATTAAGTAGGAGCTGGAAACTCTCACTTGTAACAAGGTTGTGACTGTCAAATGAGCTAATAAAAATATTACTCGTTGTCGCCTGTTCTATCAGCTGGCTTATTGTCATTGATATCCACCTCCTCTATAATCTCATACTCAGGGCTAAGGTCTACTGATACATTTAGCCCCCAAATTCTATTAATATCTTTACAGGCTTTTTGCCTCTGAGCTTTCATGTCAGCTACATTGATTAGTAACATCTGAGTGTCTCCTGTAGCCTCATCAGCTACTAAGCGCTCTTTTTTATCCCTTGCATATCTTACACCTATCTCGTTAAAAAATGAGCGTAATATCTCGTTTCTAGCTGTGAGACAATCATTAACAGAGCTTACAGTCCTATTATTAGCCACATTTTTTACAGCATTGACTAAGCTATCATCTATAATAACATCTGTCTTGCCTCTATAGAGCTGAGAGTAATAAGTGCGCACACTCTCAGCTGTAGAGCTATCCTCTACAGCAAATGTATCTGTGGCTCTTAAGTTTACTAGAGCTAATTTAAGAGATATCTCAGAATGTGCTAAAAGGCTAGCATAACGTTTAATCATATCAAATAAGCCATTTCTGAGCGCTGTATTATTAATGATAACGCACTCATTACCTATAGCTGGAGAGCCTCCCTTGCAAGTAGCTACAGCATATTTAAAATTAGTAAACTCATCAAAGTACTGAGTTACTCCATACATTGAGCCACTAGCAACCATTAAGCCCTTAATACCGTCTTTAACAAAACCGCAAAAGCCCTCATAAATCAGCCTCATTTCTATTTCTTTTTGCGGTATGCTCTCAGGCAAGCCCTCCCATTTAAATATTCGTACACACTTTTCAAAGAGTGTCTCCACCCAATAGGTGTAACTCTGCTCTATCTCCAGCGTACCTTTTTCTATCTTCTTTTCATACTTAGTTAAAAACATAAACCCTCCTAAAAGTAGAGGGCTCTAGTTCTTAGAGCCCTCAAAGGTGAATATAATATGGAGTTAAAATGTTGAGTTGTCACTTAAGCTGCAATATAGAATACTATACCATTTTCGCTGAGGTCATTAAAATATCCGATATCAGCCTTATTATAGTAATTAGTATACTCATCGTGGTTATTACGCTCCGTTGTAGTACGTCTATCAGTAATCGTGACACCCATTGCCTCATAATCAAATAATACAGCAATGATACCAGCCTGTGTGACTGTAGTGTCCTCATCTAACTGTATATCAATCTTAGAAGTATCAGCAAAAGAGTAGCTCTCGCCCTCGCCCTGCCAATACGGTACAGTCTTAAAATAAGGTAACTTAGTAAGCTCATTGTGATAGGTATCACTCTGTAAATAAGTGTCTACAGCGCTGGCAAAGTCTGCTAAAACATCAAGTACCTGTTCAGACTTCGGAGTGTGTCTTTTATAGCCCTCCTCATCATTGAAAAGCGTTGACATCTTAATTATTCTATCGCTCCAAAGCTTAATTTGCTGAGCCGCATACTTGAGAAAACCTAAGTCACGCATGCAAGTAGCTACAGTTAAAGGAGTAGCTGGAGCTATAAGAGTATTGTACTCAGCTAAGAGATTACGAGCGCCGCAAGGCTTGTTATTATGAATTTTCCTAGCGATAAATGAGGCTCTAGTAAGATTAATGTTGTTTTCCATTGCGATTTTCATCATATTTTCCATAGCTACGAAAATAGCATCAATAAATACAGCCATTAAAGTCTCACTTGTAAATGCTGTCTTAAGTATCTTATCAGGTACTGTTACATCAATCTCCCAAGTTGCAATTCTATCAAAGAGTTTCTGTTTTACTGTAGGCTTAATGATAGGCGCAAACTCAGGAGTATAGTTATTTTCTCCGATATTCCAGCTATTATTAATCTTTGCCTCAGGTAAATCCACATATATTTTCTGCAAAATGCAACCGTATTCAAATGGTTTACGCACCAAATCTCTATCGCTAATCTCATACTCTCTAACTGAGAAAATAGTGCGCCCTATACGGTCAACTAGAGTATTAAGAAATCTATCTCTATTAGTATTGCTGGAGATTACGCTATCTCCTAGAGCGATAAAGCTCGAAGTGTCTACCGTTGCTATAGCCTCCTCGCCATAAGCCTGTTTTGCTACTGTGTTTACAATGTCATAAATCTGTGCTATTGTTGCCATTTTATACCTCCTCTGTCTCTTTTGGTTTAGGCTCTGTAGGTTCAGCCTTAGGATTACCCTCAGGCTCTCCAGCTGGTACTCTATCAGTATCCTCAACCTTTTTCATCTCTGCTTTAATGCTTTTCTTAAACTCCTCAGCCAGCTCCTTAGCGATTTTATCAATCACTACAGGCTCGCTCGTATCTCCTTTTTTAATAGGAGATAAAACATCAATACTCCTCATTATAGACCTCCTCTGTCTTTTTTAACTTGATAAAACTCTGTGCCAGTAAGATTATCGCTAAAGCAGATTTTGCCCTGAGCGATAAGCTCAAGTACAATTTTATCGTATTTTGTCAGCGCTGTCAAGTAAGCTGTACTAAATCTATCTTGTGTATACTCATCTGTCACTATGCGCCTATCTGTATAGTTGTCTTTAGTATACGGATATACATATATAGTCAGCTCTCTTGTATCTTTATCCTTTAAGAGATTGATTAAAAATCTAAACTCTCCATATTTATAGAGTATCCTGTATTTGTTAATATAGCAATCATAAGACTTAACTAAATGAGGCTGTATCTCGCAGTCCCAGCTATTGCCATTAATGCTATTAGCATTTTTACCAAAAGCCATAAGCCCTACCTCTGTAGTCTGTCGACATAGCTCTACAGCTATTTTAACTGTGCTCTCGCTCCATTTGTTCTGAGCATAGTCAAAAACTACAATAGGCTTGTTGTAGATGTCTATAGTACCCTCAGCCTGTTTTACAGCTCCTTTAAGCTCCCAATCCCTAAAATACGGACAAACAGGGTTTATACTGTTACCTATCATAAATACTCGTATCTTATCATTACGAGCTATTGTACTTATTATACTCTCGAGGTTTTCCACGTCTCGTGGTAAATAGTCTCCTGTCTCAGGTATAAACTCCTCAAAAATGTAATTACCGATTAAGGGAAATGTTAAAGATTTATAGTGAGTAGCGCCTGTGAGAGCAAAGCACTTGCCTATCTCTTTACCTCTAACTCTCTTTCCATTCTCATCTATCCTCGCAAAGTATATTGTACCTCTATATACCGCTAGTGTCTCATACTCTCCCTTAGTAAGCTCCTTGATGTTAATATCATCAAAGTAGCTCTCTATCTCATTAGGTTTTAGCTCATCTTTCCAGCGCCTACCATAGGCTAATTGATATCTTGTTTTAGGCTTGCCTGTAATATAATCTACCTCGTGATAAGCCTCAAAAAGAGATACATATTTGACCTGATAACTCTTACCGTTGGAGCGCCTACCTAATATTACGTTATAATCAGCTCCTGTTTTAAGTATCGGCTTAATATCATAATATTTCTTTAGTTTCATACCTTAATATATCCTCCTGCTCTCTTTAGTCCTAGTGCTACTTGTAGCCTGTTGTATTCCTGTGATATGCTCATATTATAAGTACCCTTTGCTAAATGAATACCGCTTTTAGCTGTGATATACTCCGTATAGCCTCTATAGTCTTTGATATATGCGCTCATTTCATCATCTATATAAGTGTGAGTGAGCTTACCGCAATGATTTTCATCAAATACTAAACCATAGTCAAAAGCCTTAAAAGGGTTTTGAAATGTAGCCATATACTTTGAGCCTATTTTCTTATTTACTCCAGCTACTGTAATCTCTATCTCTTTTTCCCCTTTTTTATTGTACTTTTCTACCATATAGCGCTTAGCTCCTAGTGTCTTAAATTTAATATAAGTACCCTCAAAATCCCATACACCAAGGGGCTTTTCCTCACCCTCTATTGTCTTAGGTCTAGCTCGCTCAAAAGGTATATTATAATAATCAAGGCAAGCCTTAATTTTGCCTTTTATCCAGCTATTGTAGTCTGTAATGTAATCTAAGTGGTTTTTATAATTAAGCACTTTTAAGCTATCTGTATCACTATAGATATAATCTCGCCCAAAAGCGTATATACCTGTAAATAAGTTCCGTCTAGCATAAGCACTAACATAAATACCCACGGGGTAAAACTCGCACCTGTTAATATTACTGTTATAGTGTTCTATAACTCCCTCAACATCTTCATTTTCTCTACAGTCCCAATCTTCTTTATATTCTATCACATCTCTTAATACGTCAGTTACGCACATTCCATATATACTGTTTAGGAGCTCCTTTTTGGCGCTGTACTCCCTCTCACTACCTTTAACTCCCTTTAGGGTAGTTTTTGCCTCGTAATACTCTAATATCTCCTCAATGTAGCTCTTAGGTAAATAACCCTTTTGCATTACGTAACATCTGCCTATCTCAAAGTCAAAGGTATAAAAGAGGTTAAGTGTATCAAAGTCAACCTCTGTTATGTATGTTATGCATTCACTAATTTTTCTTATGCGCCCATTGTCTACTACTATCTCAGTACCCTCCTTATAATAACACTTGCTCTCAGATAGAGGAGCGTCAAATACATTAGGCTTTAACTTTACATCTATAAGCTTAATCTCAATCAGACAGCAATAACATTTCATATAGTGCTCTAGCTCAGCCCTATTATGCACAATTACTTTTCTAGGGCTGGATAGTGGGAACTCCTCAGATAACATAACAGCTGGGTACGAACTTGTAAAATCAAAGCTCGCCACTACCTCGCTCTCTCCGTTTTTCTCGCTGTCAAACGTGCGCCCGACTTGAAATACATTTGCATGCGTAAATCCACCCATATAACAGTTATGTGCCATCTCATAGCTCTCAGGAGTTAAAGTGCAAGATTGCATTAAAAGCCTATCTTTTATATTTTTCTTGACCTTAGTTCTTAAAGCTCTTCTAACATAGCCTGTTTTGGTCAAAGGAATATTGCACACCTTGCGCTCTCTCGCTATCTGCTCATTGATGTAAAACATTACTATTCTCACATCATTCACGGCATACTTAATCTCTTTTTTAGTTAGTGGTGTGCTAGGATTATGTACTAATGTATAATCAAGGTCACCCAGCATTTTAGAGCACTTGTTCATCGTTAAGCTCTTAGCAACCTCAGACAGCTTTTTACCTGTAAGTATATAGCTACAGCGGTACTCAAAAGCTCCCGACACACAATATATAGGTCTCCTAGGCTCGCTGGCGAAAAGCTCATCAATTTCAAAGTATTTTCTGAAAAACTGAAACTCATACTCGAGGTTATGTACAAATATAATCATTTTTCTGTGTCTGCCTAGCTCATACAGGTGAGTTAAGGCTCTTAGCGTTTTCTTGTATTGCTCCCAGCTCCTACCTATGATAACTACTCCATTAACTCCTAATTGCCACACATACATATAGGCGATTTTTTCATCATTCACCTCTGTAGAGGTTGTCTCTATGTCAAAGCTACAAGGTAGGTTTAAGTAATTGTATACTTGCTTTTTCTCCCATTTAGCACACCACTTAGAGCCTAAGGCTCTTAAGTGTTCTATAAAAGCCTCTAAATGAGCGAAATCATAAATGCGATATCGTTTCTCCATATTAATTATCCTTTATTGTATTTTGAGCTGTCAAATTTTGATACTTTATCATCATTATCAGCTTTTTTAGCCTCGTACTTTTGTCTAGCTAGGTCTACATACTGCTCAAATGATAACACTTGACCTCTATTTTTGTCAATAATCTCAAATATCTCATCACTTGTAAGCTGGTTTACCTCCTCTTTAAGTCTATGCATTAAGTGCCAATACGTATGAGTAAACTTAGTAAGCTCATTTATAACATACCCTCCAGCGCTCTCTTGCCATTCTCTTATATACCATTTGCCTTTTTTCCAAATAAATTGAGGTTTATGCTTTTTCTTATCTTTATCATTGCCGCTGTACAGCTCGTTCTTGAGAGCGTTTAACGTCTCACGCTCCTCATATCTTTGAGCTGTAGCCTTAGTGTAGGGATTGCGTAAATAAGCCTTATATGCTTGTATTTTATCCTCTCTACTTTGAGCCATAGCAAGCATATCATTAAGTAAATCTAGTGCCTCCTTGCCTTTTTCCGTTGTTCCTGTACGCTTAGCTCTCTTGTAAGCTGTAGAGTAAAGGCTCTTAAGCTCCTTAGCCCCAGCGCTTAGCCCTTTGCTCTTAGTGGAGCTATGAGGCTGTAGCATAGATTTAGAGCTAGCCTTAGCTGGTCTGTTTGCCTCGTGGAGCAAATGCCTCAGCTCATCACGTTTAAGGCTCTTAAGGTCAATGTTTTTTCCTCCACCTCTTAGCTGTATCTCCTTTATGAGAGTCTCCTTATTAAAGGCTTTAATTTCCTTAGTTGTTAATTTAGTCATATAAAACCTCCTTAAATTAAAAAAGAGGGCTTGTTATAAGCCCTCTCGCCTGTGTACAGGCTTTAGTTAATTAATCATCTTTCAAAGCTACATCAATACTTCTAAATGTCTTTTCAATTTCCTTTTTGCCAGCCTTAACTGTCTTGTTGTACTCATAAACCTCAAATGTAGCCTTGCCCTCCTTAATTTCCTGTACAGCCTCCTTATCCTCCTTGATATCATCAAACATATCATTAAGGTGTACAGGGAGTGACACTCCTACACCGTCAGGAGTTACTAACACATAATGAGGGTACTCAGCCTTGCTATTAAAGAAAAAACCGATAAAATCATAAGGCTTTTTAACCTCGAGTTCCTTAAGAGATACATACTCATTAACTGTTAAATCCTCGAAACTGTTACTATTCTTGTGACTAAAATTCTTTAAACTCATATTGAGCCTCCTTAAATGAAATATTATTGTTAAGGGTTGTAGCCCTTGAAAACTTAGTGCGCCTTGAGGTTCTTAATAACCTCGTTGTAAACCTCTGAGATATCAAAATTTTCTATCTTATCGCAAAACTCCTTGTATAATGCCTCCAGCTTACAGTTAGTAACTCCTGAGTTGTACTCAATAAGATACTTATAGATAGCGCAAGCTGTATTGAGGTTGTACTCTCTCAGCTCCTCATAGCGCTCAACTCTAAAAGCTGAGTATCTTACATTGTTCTTAACCGTGTGATAAAAGCGCTCATACAGGAAGTTGAGATAGAGCTTAAAGCGGTCATAGTCAAATATCACTAATTTAGTGTTTGCCATTGTCACTACCTCCCTCGTGATTTTTATTGCTATAGCTTTTTCTTGATATAAGAGCATTATTAGTTAATAATTCAAGCTCGGCTTTAAGGGATACCATATACCACTGTTTAGCTAAACCCGAGGCTATTTTAGTGCTATAGAAATTATGATAATACTTATGCATAGTAAATAAATCAGCCTCGTACGATTTTACGTCGCTAATATCCTCGCCGGTATTAATGGCTTTACCTATCTCGGCACCCATTGCCGACTCTGTCTCGTTTTTTAGTCTCCATAATTCATCTTCAAAATCACGATAAATGTTGCATAATGTGCCTGAAAACGAACTATAGTTTTTTCCTAAAACCTCCTCAACATAGGACTTGCAGAACTTGCTAGTCTTTTCGACGTAATCGCACATAATTGCGTCAAGTTTTTCATTAATCATACTTTTAACCTCCATATTTAATTTTAAATGTGCAATTTTCACTATTAAATAACTACCGCAAAAAGCGCCCATTTGTTTTTGTCTCTGTTTAAGTGTGCCAAATAGAACTACAGCGCCCATTTCATTATTTAATTGTGAAGTACTCTCTAGAGCCTCGAAACTCTAGCCTGTAGCTTGCTACAGTGTGCCTATCACAGAGCTAATATAAATTACTTGTATATCTCATCAAGTCTAAAAATGTATTTGCAATATGCTATATTAATATCAACGTTAATACTAGTTTGTACCGCATCTATGTAACTATCTAGTTCTTTACGTGTATCCTCGTCTAGCATCTTATTAAACATATATATAGAGCCTAACATTTTACCAAAAGCGCTATTGAAAGTACCCTGTAACAGCTCGATTGCCTTATCGAGTGACATATTTGAGTTTATGATGTACTCAAGCTCATCTAAGCTATCTTTTTTATACTCCTTTAAGATACTCTCTAAAGCCTCCTTTATTTCTATTTTTAAGTCTCTAGTTGATTTTTCAATTAACATCTTTTTATCCTCCATATTCAATTGTATTGCCCTAGCTCGTGTAACTCAGCTAGGAACTACATTATAACATCTGTCAATTGTAAAATCAATAGGTTTTAGCATATTTAATAAAATATTTAGAATTAGCACTTGACATTTTCACTCTAATAGGTAGAAACAGGATAGCATAAAACATCAATTACCTTGATGTATTTTATATGGCTCTGTAAGCTCGTATAAGGCGATTTAAGACGTTTTACCTCTTAGACATATTAACATACCTATTTTTCAAATTAGGCTCTCTATCGCAAAATTGCATAAATTTGGAAACACAAATTGTTGTTTTTGTTCGCCCTACACGGACAAATCGCAAACGGTTAAAATCATCATCTTGACTTTGATGTTTTTTAGCTAAGCGAGAACAGCTCGAAATCGGTTAAAATCATCATCTTGACTTTGATGTTTTTTATCCTAGGTAGGGGGAAAGGCAAATGTGTAAAAATTGTGTCATAGT